ATTATCTTTACCTTTAGCAGCGGCTGCTTTTAAGGTATCTAAATGTTGACGTAAGAATTTTGCACCCTCTCCTACTTTACCATAGAGTTTATCAATATAAGGAGCGACGTATTTATCTGTTAATTTGATTAATTGGTCAAATCCTAATTTAATGCCTAAAGGACCAAATACTAATAATAAGCCAGCAACTATTTTTTCTAATAGAACAGGGTCTATACCCTCGTTCATTTGTTTTTGAGCAGTAGCTATCTTTACAGATTTCCAATCCTTACCGTAACGCTTTTTAAATTCTGCGTCTGGTAATTCTTCGGCTCTTTTTTCTACTTTTTTAGATAGTTTACGCTCTTGCATGCTTATATATACTGATCATTAAAGGACCGTCGCCTTTTATAAGGCGATGCCATTGATGTCTCTTAATAAATATAGGCTTGTTTAGAGGAACGGGTAACTGGTCTTCAAATTGAAATTGCCAATTTGTTTCGCCAAGAACTGTGATAATTCTGTCCTCGTCGTCCATATGCCATTTTAAAGCTTCTGGTTTAACTGAAGCAGAAAACAGACGACTTACAGTGCCGTCTGATTCTATTATGTCAGTATAGGGTTTACCAGTAAGTAGATGCGGGAGTTCCCAAACCCAATTGCTTAGCATAACGAGGCAATCTACAACTCCAGTAAGAAGCTTTAGTCCTGTCTGTTTTATTTTTACAATCATGTCTTTTTGCAAATGCTTGGGCGGCTTTTTTGTTGCTAATTTTGGCTCTTAATCCACCAGACCCAAATGTAACTTTTTTAACTTTTTTAGTTTTAGGATCTCTAACGTAAACATAGTAAGCTTTAGGACCTCCACGCTTTGGTTTATTTAAAGGTGGATTTTTTTTCTTTTCGGCTTCCATAATATAGGGTAAGTCAAGTGGTACTAATTGACCTTCGTACATTCCTTGACGACCGGCATCGGTGTGCATAAAATATTCGTCAGCTTCAGATAAATTAATTTTACCTGCTTCCCAAAGTTCTCTAACTTCTTTAAATAATTTAACGTGAGCGTTAGAGCTGATTCTAAAAACTGATTCGCCTAACGGGATTTCGTTGTCTAAGTGATATTGTAAATTTTCGGAAATTATAACTTGTTCGTTTAATTTTGTGCCCTCGCAGTTACCGCAACCACAGTCGCACTCTGGTTTACCGAATAAGAGTTCTTTAAGCTTGATCATTTGTTTTGTTTCTAAATTTATTAATGCTCTCTCTAAATTCAGATGCCGCTTGTTTTATTTCTTTGCTGAGTTTTTCTTTATCTATACCACCTTTCCATCTTTCAACTTCACCAGCTTCAGAAACAAATTGCGTATTTGAAGTATTGAGGGCTTCTAATAAATATGACTCAAAATCGTTTATGTAATCTTCAGCGTTATTAGCCATCATATTTTTTTCGTATTCCTCATATTTCCCTTCAATTTTTAATTTGTGTTCCATTTCAATAACGCAATCGAAACATTTTTTATGTAATTTATACATTTTTGAATCGTTGCGCTTTTTCATCAATGTTCCACAATTGGGGCAAAACAACGGCAAAATAGCTTCTTTTTTTATTTCATCAAGTTTAGTATATGTTTGCTTAATACCGTCCTTGATAATCCATTTTTTACCATTTTCTTCCCATACGTCACCCTCTTTGCGATCTTCTTTTTTAGAAGTATAACCAACTTGTGTTTCAGCGGATTCACCTGATTTACCTTTTATCAGGTTTCTCATACGCTCTACATCTTTTCTTTTAAATTCTTTATTTAGCATCGTTTATATATACAAAAAGACCCCTTCCAACGTAGGAAGAGGTCTTTAAAGATCAAAATCTTTTAATTAAAAGTTAGTCGAAAGATGCAAATGGAGACTGAGAATTACCAAATTCACCATCGTTAACAGATCTGTTGTATGGTAAAGTTCCAGTAATTTCTTCATGTAAGTATGCTGCAGCACCAACGAAGTTGATACCTACAAAGTCTTCAGTACCTGCTTGACCACTAACTCTTCTTGAGTGGGCATTTTGTTGCAAGACAGTGTTGTCTTGTAAAAATAAATCTAATAATCCGGCCATGATTAATTGTTTTTATGTTGTTTGTGATTATACATATTAAGAAGGATCAAATTCTACATAAGTATATTTAATACCTTTATCTTTCATTTGTTTGTAATATTCTGATTTTTCAAATTCGTCTAAAGCATTAATACCTTGACTAAAATTATTCATAAAATTTTTACTAGTACCGTCAGTAAAATGGGCGGTTACTCTGCGAATATTACTTTCATCAGAACCCCTGTGTTGTATAGTTACACTTTTGAGTTCTTTTTGAATTTCGTTTAATAAATCTTTTAATTTCATTTTGCTTGGAATTGCGAGGAAACACCTCCTGTTATGAATTTACCTGTGATTTTGAATGGGCGATTTGATATTTTTGGATCGCGTATAACTACACCTTCGTGATCATTTACTGAGCCCATTGGTGAATCAAGTACGTCTAATATTGCGTCGCCTAATTTTTCAGTTGCAAGGTACGTTGTAGCACCTTGGATTGCTTTTTGGACTTCTTGTTCAGTACTAAATAGCGAATCAACATTTTCGCCACCAAATACAGCAAAATATACTTGTTTACTTAGTGCGCCTACATCTTTTATTGAATCTGTTTCTTCAATGTTCATTTTTAAACGATCTGTTTTAGGAATACTAGTAACGTCGTTTAACCATTGAGCGAGTGATTTAGTTTTGCTACCTTCAGCAAAGTCAATAGTGTAATTTTTACCTAATTCTGCTTTAAAGTTTGGTTCTTTTGTGAATGTAGTTGGAACTGAACCGTAAATTTCAAATCCTTTCTTTTTAGCGAATGGCTCTAATTTTTTGAGTAATTCGTCCATATCACTTTGTGCGAATTGTTTTTCAGACGTAACACGTTTTACAAGCATTTTACGAGCGCCTTGTACTTCTTTAGTTTCAACTTCTAAAAGTCCGTGAATCGCTAAGAAATTTTTGCCGTAATCTTGAACGTTTGATTTACCTGAAACGTATTCCATATTGAATATAACGTTGGGGTTATCCCACATTCCAAGTGCGGTTAATTCTTCTTGAATTGCTGGTAAAGCATCGTTAAAAATATCTAATACGTCGCCACCAGCTTTAATCATACCGTGACCAGCACCAAATCTAGCTTCTAAGTCAGCTTTAGTAACGCCACGTAAATCGAGTTCCTTTTTTGATCCACGGTCCATGGCGAACTCACGTTTTCCTGCGTTATTTATTAATCTAATCGACGCATTTACGCCGTCTATTTTAACGCTACCGGGTTGATTTTTAAGGCTATCAGCAGCCTGTTCGAATGATTTAATTAGGTCTTTACCTGTTTTGACATTGTCTAAATCAAATGGGTGAGCCATGTGTCCTGCGGCACCACCTTCGTTTAATAATTCTTCAGTGATTACATCTAACCACCATTCTTTTGAAAATAATTTCATTTCTTCTAATCCTAATGTGGCTAATTTAGTATAGTATTTTGGGTCTTCTGCAAGGTGATCTAGGGCAATTTTCATTGCTATTCTAAGGTCGTCAGTATGTTCTTTTTCGACTTCAATACCTTTTTTTAATTCCTCTTTGTCTATTTCTTCTAAATAGCCTAATTTTTTAGCTTTTTTGCGATCGTTTGTAAATGTATCGCTTGCTTTATATCGTGTTTGTTGAACCTGATTCGCTTTATATGGTGGGAAATTTTCACCTATTTGTGCTTTAGGTAGATTTGATTTAGCCCAATTGGTCCACACTCGTTTAACCTGTTCTATTTCCTGTGGACTATTAAAACTGTCTATATAATCTTCAAAAAAGTCGTCAAAAGCATCGCTAAGTGACATTTTTTTAAATTTGGCTCGCTTATATAATCCCCTAACAAACGCAGGAATTTCGTGATGTAATATTAAGTATTTGTAAAAGTCGATTTCTCCACTAAACTCTTCAAAATAGTTTTTAAGGTCAAATCCAAACTGCGTTACGTGTTCTATTTCGTGGCGAATGGTTTCTTTTAACTCTGCGTTTAAATTGTTATATTCGTCAGGGAATACTGCGGGGTTATAAGTTATTCTGATTTCGATATCTTCATCGTCTGCTTCAGCGTCAAAGCTAAATCCAGGAGTATCGTTAGAAGGAATAAATTCTACTGCGACTTCAAATTCTAATACTACTTCGCCACCTTCAATATATCCTTCTATACCTTCTTCTTCGTATGGTTTTCCGATATGTGTCTTAAAAAGTTCAAATATTTCCCTGGAAATAAACTGGACTTCACTTTCGATTGTTCCTCTTTGGATTCCGAATTTTTCATATAACTTTCTTTTTAATCCCTTAGTGTATTTACGAGGGATTTGTGTCCACTGGTCGCCTTGTTTATCTAAAAACTTTCTAAGGCGTTTCATATTTTTATTGTGTTTTTCCATTTCCTGTTTATTCATGGTACCACCCATAAATTCTTGCACAGGCATAGTAGTATCAACTAATTTAGTCCAAATTTCTTCTTTAATTTCTTCAGGAAGATAATCGGGAATATATTTAAAAAATGTATCTTTATCGTTTGATTTAATTATTTCACGCATGCGGGTACCTGAAATACCTCCGGCTTGTGGTGGAACTAATTCAATCTCTGCTTTAATATTGCGTGGTTCTGCAAATTTAGGGATATTATTATAGCGGCCATCAGCTGCGTCTTTTTCGCCTAATCCTAAAATAATTGTTGATCCTTCGGGAGCAATTTTTTCTACAAAATCATACACATCTTTAACAGGAGACGGCGATTGTGCAACACTAATTGTTAATTTTTTAGCACGGGGGTCTGGATCAAATTCTTTATAAAAGTTCCAAACTTCAAGAGCTAACGGTGCTCCTATACCTTCTCTTTCTTTTTGCCCAATTCGAACTATAACGTTATCCGCAAAATCTGCGAGATATTTCGCCATATTATAATGTCCTAAATGAGGTGGTTTAAAGCCACCAGGTAAAAGGGCTATTTTCATATAAACTGCAGTTTGTCAATACATATTGATTACTGATACAGAATTTTCTTTTCTACTAATCCTTGAAAAGTTAATGGTTTTGCGCGCTGGAGTATGCGAGTCATTTCTTCAAAACCTAAATCGCCTGGATCTTTACCTTCGAGTTCTAACAAAAATATCTCCTTACCATACGACATGAGTTCCTTTGCATATTTAAGTGAATCATTTATAGCGTCTTGGTCAAGTGCAAGATATATTTGTTTTACGCGACCTCTTACGAGTTCTTTGTAAAGTGACTTGCTTATTTTTTTACCGAAGAGTGGTACGGCATTTCGCCTAATCGCGATTGCGTCAAAGGCACCTTCGCAAATGATAATAGGAATATTAAAATTAACAAGCATGTCAAAGCCAATAATATCTTTTGATATCGGCGGAAGTTTGTGTTTGTGGTAAGCTTGCGGATCGAACGAGCGACCCACCCAGTAGTTGAGGGTTCCGTGTCTGTCATAACTTGGTATGATTATAAAGTTGGCTAATTTGCCTTCTTCAATATATCCAATGTTGTATTTTACTACGTCTTGTGCGGTAACTCCGCGAGATTGTAAATAATTCCACGCTTTATCTCGGGTTAATCCTTTTCCTTTAAGTAGCGAAATAAATCCTTCAGGTAGCTGAAGTTCGTCCTTTGATTTTTCTACGTGCGCTGTTTTAAAGTTATACTGAGCGTCAATTTCCTTTAATTCCTGAAAAGCTGTATAAGGAGCCTTGATAAATTTAAGGAGTTGTATAGCTCTAGCACCTTTAAAACCACATACCCAACATTGGAATTTTTGTGTATATTTGTTAAATGTTAATTTCTTCTTGTGGTGATTACAATTGGGGCAACTAAATACAGCTTCGTCACCTCCGCGTGCGTTTTTGCTTTTTCCTAGAAGACTTTCGAGTAAATAAATAAGGCGATCCTCCTTCATGCCTTAAATATATGAAGGAAAGGTCAAAAGCCAAAATCTTTTTTGAAATATCTTCCTTCAATATTGTCGTTTAAGTAATCTTCGGTTTCTAACACAGCTTTGCTAAAAAGCCATTTATTTTCGAGGTAAGTTAGTTCTTTTTTGGAAAAAGCAAGTTGGAGTATTTCGCGCTGGAATTCGTCTTGTTTACCTTCTTTAATTGAAGTTTTGATAAATTCATGCGAACCATAGTATGTTTTCCAGTCGCTTTCTTTCTGGACTTGCTTGTAAACTGGCGGTCTTCCTTTACCTTCCCACAACGCTAATTCGCGTTTACCAATTTTTTTCTTTTGATTGTATATCAGTGATTTTTTACCGATATATTTTTTTCCAGTAGGTAAGTGGGTTGTTTGATAAACGTATCCGTATGTGTTTTCTGGAAATTCTTCGTAACTATTTGGTATTATCATGTAT